AGAAAGGTCATAGCTTGTCCAGTATTTTAAACAGAGTACAATTATTTTTAACGGAGGCCAATAAGGCCTCTGTTCCTATTTCTAGCACTATTGTAAATGAGTTTGGTGAAGCCTGTAAACAAGCATTTATAAAACAATTTTCTGAAGAAAGAGAAGAAGAATTTAGACCTCGTATGAGTTCTATTGGTAGACCCCTTTGTCAATTACAGATGGAAAAGATGGGTGCAAAAGCAGAAACCCCTGCCTATAATTCTAAAATGAGATTTATATTAGGTGATTTAATAGAAGCATTGGCTGTAGCTATTCTTAAATCATCTGGTATAAAAATAGAAAGCATGCAAGAAAAAGTAACACATGCGTTTGAAAAAGATTCTATAAATGGCACATATGATGTAGAAATAATGGGAAAGATATGGGATATAAAAAGTGCATCACCCTATTCATTTCAATATAAATTTGGAGAAGATGCAGGTTATGATGCCCTTGCTAAGAATGATAGTTTCGGTTATCTTGCACAAGGATACTTATATTCAAAAGCAACAGGAAAAGATTTTGGTGGGTGGATTGTTATAAATAAATCTACGGGGGAATGGTCAGTTTTAGAAACTCCTATTAATAATGAAGAAGAGTCAAATAAAATACTAGAACAAGTAGAAAAAGATTTACATGCGTTAAATAGTAATGCCCCATTTAAAAGAATGTTTGAAGATGAAGAAGAGCATTTTAATAAGAAACCTACAGGTAATAGAGTATTAGGTAAAGAGTGCACATTCTGCCCATATAAAAAATCATGTTGGGAAAACTTAGAGCACTTGCCTCAACAACAATCAAAAGCTATTAGTCCAAAGTATTATTGGTACACTAAAGTTAATAACAGGAGAGAAGAACATGACGACAGTTCGGAGTAGAAAAGCAAAAGGTAGAAGATTACAGAACTGGGTTCGTGATACATTACTAAAAATATTTTCTAACAATGGATTTTTAGATGAGAATGATATTAAGTGTGCTGTAATGGGAGAGACTGGTGCTGATATAAAATTATCTAATACTGCAAAGAGAATTATACCATACTCTTTTGAGTGTAAAAACAAAGAGACATTTAAAGGTATTTATGATATAATAGACCAAGCAAAATCAAACTCTGATAAGAGAGAAACACCGATTGGAATAATTAAAATGAATAAACAGCAACCTCTAGCTATACTAGATGCTGAACATTTTTTAAAAATGATAGGAAAGTTATGAAAGAAAATGGTGAAAATAAAGAGGCTAGGATAATGATATCTGTGTATCCATCTGAAAAAGGATTTAGTTGCTCACTTACTGAGCCTAATGTGCCACCACTTACTAGTGATTATAGTATTGCGTTAACAATAGCACATGGAATGGTTAGATTAGCTTTGGATAATCCAGATTTAATATTTGATGCAGGGATTGAGTCTTTGGCTAATCCACAACAAGACTTGGTTGCAGATTTAGTTGAAATGTTAGAAGAACGAAAAAAGAGGTTACATTGACAAAAGTACAAATAAAAGAAAACAAAAGTAATAATATAAAAAAGTTAAAAGAAAGTGATTTTTCTGTAACAACTTTTTCTAAAGATTTATCGTATGGAAAGAAACATGAAAAACTTGTGATGAAATCTATGGAAAACTTTGAATTAAAAACTGATAGAAAGGCACATCAAACTGGAAATGTTTATGTGGAGTTTGAATCACGAGGTAAGAATAGTGGTATACGTACTAGTAAATCTAACACATGGATATTTAAAATTGTAAATGGTAAAGATACACATTTATTTTCTATACATATACCCTTGTCACGATTAAAAAAATTAGTTAGTAAAGACTATAGAGTTGTACCAGGAGGGGATAACTTAACATCAAAAGGATATTTAGTTCCAATAAAGGATTTGATTACAATATGAAAACAAAAGAATTTTTGTCTAAGGCAAACGTTTTAGTTGAAGGAGATAGGCAAAAAGATTATGGGGATAAGCTACATAATCATTCAAACATTGCTAAATTATGGTCAGCGTATTTAGATATAGAAATAACTGCACATGATGTAGCAATACTTATGGCACTATTAAAAGTAGCCAGAACTAAACTTGGTCAAGTTAGTGATGATACTTATGTAGATATGTCTGCATATAGTGCTATTGCAGGTGAAATAAAATTTAGAACATCTAAAAAGGAGAAAGGATGAATAATTATTTAATTACACAAGAACAAGTAAATTCAGTATTAAAATACTTATTTACTAAACCTTATGGTGAAGTTGCACAAGCTATTGCAGTTCTTACAAAACTTCCAAAACTAGACCCAAAAATAAATCCTACTTTTGTCAAAGAAGCAGACAAAAAAAATGACACCAAACAGTAAAGAAGCAATATTGTTCAGTACTGTGGTGTCAATAAATAATGATGGTAATTTAATTACAAGGCATGAATCATTACCTGTAAAAGCAGTTCAAGAAGAACTAGGTAATGATTACTATGCCCATTTAATATCAGCTATTGTAAATCATTGTAAAGCAGACTCGCACTACTTTGATGAGCAGTTACGTAGTTTGTTGCGTTCCATTTGACATCAAACCTATATTTTGATTTATAACACTATTTGTTGGTGATATGGTTTGATTTGCCATAGCATCAGTCATTGGTGTTGGCACACTAATAGGTTGTGCAATCTCATCTACAACTGGGGCAGGAGCCGCAGGCTGTGTTGCTTCTTTAGGAGTCTCTGGTACTCTTGGTCTTTCTGACATTAAAGCCGTGGTCATAGGAGTTGCCTCTTCAGTTCTAATTCCTGCCATACTCCCATATTCATCTACTAATTGTTTAAAATTTACATCTCTCATAGAACGAAGCAAGTCGGCTATAAGCATTGGCCTTGTAACATTACCTTTCATAGCAACAGATGGTTGCTCTCTTACAGATTCATTTAACATTTGATTTGTTACACTTTCTATAGTTGGTAATGCCATTTAACCTCCTAATGGATTTTTACTTTGTAGTTTTATTTCTTCTATTTCTGCATCTTGCACTTCATTTTCTTTTAATGCAATAGCTATTTGTTTAGATAGTTCAGATACTAAACTTTCTAAAGTTTTAATAGTTTCATTAATAGGTGCTATAAAAGGCTGTATAATAAAAGGTTCTGGAATATCTAGCATAGCTATCTGTTCTTTTACTTTACCTATTTCTTTAAATACTAATGTTAAATCTGTAGGTACAATTTTATCATCTACTTTTTTAATTCTATCAATTAAATCAACTTTATATTCGTTTGCATATAATAATGCTTCATCAATTTTCTTTTCTAGCTCTTTATCTTTTTCTTTTAATGGTTTTAAATTTACTGGAGGCGTAGCTTCAATGGCGTCAAGCCTTGAATTAAACTGGCCCCAGGTGTAAAATCCACCACCAATAGCACCAATAACTCCAAGCAGTGCCGCATATGTACTAAGTTTTTCAATTATTTTCATTCTTCATAGCCTCCAATTCTAATTTTAATCTATTAGTTTTGCTCTGTGCTTTTTGTAGTTGTACCTTATGTACTTCTACAGGGTCGTTTTGTGTGTAACTTGCAAGAGTCACACCACTATAAATATCTTTGTTATAGACGCCTAGGTCTATTTGATTAAATAAATCCATACTTTGGTCTGTGTATATATCTTTTGATTTATAAAATTGTGTTTTATTGTAGGCGTCTAAAGTATTGTTCTTAAAAAATAAATCCTCTTTTGTTAAGTTTTGAGTTGTTTCTTTTGTTACTTTAGCTATTTGTTTTGCTATTGCTTTTAAATTCTTTTTTAATTTTGTTTCTACCTTTGCAACATCTGTAGCAATCCTGTCTTTGGTGTCCACTTCTTCCGACTGTATATCTTCTTGCTCTCCACTATCTTCTGTTGATACTTCGGAGTCCTCAGATTCTGTGCTATTGGGTTCTTCTTCTTCTGTTGTTTCGTTTGTTGCAACTTCTTTTTCCTCTTCTACTGGTTCTGACTCAGTAACTTCCTCCACTGTCTCTGTCTCATTTTCCTCAATCTCTGGAACGCTTTCTTCCTCCGTTGAGATATCTTCCAATGGTTCCTCAAACTCTTCAAAAGATTCTTCAGTAAGTTCATCATTGAACTCCTCCTCAGTTATCTCTTCAAAAAATTCTTCAGCAGTTATGCCTTCGTCTTCAAGAAACTCCATGAACTCTTCTTCCATGCCAGTCTCTTCTAAAAATTCAGTAAAGTCCTCCTCAAATTCTTCTGTGAATATTTCTTCTGTCACCATCATGGGTTCAGAAAATTCTTCTTCAAAAAATACCATTTCCATATCTGGCATTTCTTTAAAAACCTCCATATCAAACTCTTCTATTGGAGGTAGTTCATCTAT